GCGATGGGCAGGTTTAATTACCTGCTCATCGTTTGTATTTCGAATACGGCTGAAAGCGCCGAGACGGAGGTTAGAACACCTCCTTCGATTGATTATTTTGATTTGACTGAAGACAAGACTTCTGAATGCGTGATTTATAGACTATGTTCATGATCGGCACGGCACAGGGATGGCCAGAGAGCTTGTATTCAGACAAGCATTCCTCATCGTTGTGTGCGTAGACCATACGCTGCATAGTTGTTCCCACGTAGAATTGGCAACGGGAATTAGAATACTCAAATTTAACGTTCAACCCTACACATTTTGCATATTTATATTACAAAATTAGAAAAAGAAGTTTTCTCACTTATCTCGAAGAAAGTGTATCACTACATTGATGGCATAAAAACTTTATATTATAACCAACCAACCTCTTGTAGTGTGATAGTGTGTACATAATTAGTAATACTAGAATATCCTGTGGATGATGAAAATCTATTAGCAATTACCGCAAACGCCTCTCCGCTCCTATTGGACGACGCGAATCGTGAAGGTATATGATGGTACAGCTACAGTTGTAGCCGAGGCCACATTGGCAAGATTAGTAATCTAGTATGAAAGTTTGTATGACAGGTTGTAACTCAACTAGTGAGAACCAGGTGAACGAAGATAATCCTGGGTATGCCCCTAATGAGGGCAGACAATAATATCATCCCACGAACCAGATACGAATACAATGAGATACACCACGACAGCTATGAGTGTTCTCCCTCCTCTGCTTAACAGACGTCAAGAAGAAATTACGCTATTCGTTGAAGCCGCCTGCACCTTAGTTTATCAACTGAAGAGTGCCACATGCAAGACCGATGTTGTCGTTAGTCTCGGAGCGTGCTATCGCTCCCTTACGGGACAATCGGTCATTGGGAAGTCCCTTGAACTTGTCTACACCCTTGGAGCAATCCTAGAAGAGAGTGTGACCAGTTTGCAAGGCCCCTCCGACTGGATCGACGTTTGTGATGGATTGTACAACAACCTCCATCGCGTCCGTGGTTCCGTTCTTGGTCAAAAACTCATCAGAGTCTTTAACCACCTTTTTGCTCACATTGCTTACCACAAAATGGGACTTGAATTTGATTCTGAGCTATTTAATAAGCTCGAGGAGAAGAAGATTCGCCCCACTGTGTGGAACGCTCTGTCCTTTGCCGACGCCATTGTCAATTTGTTGCTGTTTTTAGCTAAACAGGCCCGACACGCGTTGGCCACTGGTGACATCGACTGTTTCTTCGTAGACGGCGGTGTCGCCTCCGACTTTATTATGAAAGTCAACAAGCTCCGTAAGGACTTCGAGTTTCTCGGAAACCCCGACTGTGTTGGCATCAAGATTCCTCTATTCCTCAAAGAGGTTGAGGAAGCTATCACAGTAGGTGAAGGTATGCGACGAGTGCTTACAGATGCAAACCAAAAGCGCTTCTTGGAGCTTGCCCTCTTGGAACTTAGCACCCTTCAGAGACGCTACAAGTCCACATCTGCCGCTAGCTCACAACGCTTTGCACCTGTTTCCATTTTCCTCTATGGGGACGCTGGTATTGGCAAATCGTTCCTTATGAATGGTATGTTTATGTACTATTGCAAGCTGCGTGGTCTCCGAGAGGACCAACAAGTTATGTACTCGCGTTGTTTCGATGATAAATATTGGTCAGGGTACAAGTCATGGATGGCCGGCATCTGTCTCGATGATGTCGCCAAACACAAGCTCACACGAGTGCAAGGTCCCGACCCCACTCTCTCGGAGGTCATTTCCCTCCTCAATAACATCGCTTTCATCACAAATCAAGCTGAGGTTAGCGATAAGGGTAAGGTCCCTGTTCTCTCAGAGTGGGTTGGTATCACATCGAATGTTGCGGACTTGAACGTTCAACACAATTACAACAACACCAACGCAGTTCTGCGCAGAATTCCTGTTCGCATCACGCCCATTGTTAAGGACGCATTCGTTGTTCCGGGTACTACTCGTCTCGATCCCTCAAAGGTTCCTGCTGGGAATTACCCAGATTGTTGGCGTTTCTCGATCGCAGAGGTCCACCAACTCGATGCTGTTAATGCTGTGTATAAGGAGACTCACATGTTTGACAATTACGCTCAGCTTCTTGAGTGGCTTCATGTCTACTACACCTCACACATTACCAAGCAGACCAACTACATGCAATCCATTGCCAAGATGAACACCGTCGCTTTGTGCAAATGCAACATGCCTGTCGAACTTTGCGTTTGTGAAGATGAATTGCAGAGCAACCCTCTCAGCTCAATTGCGATCTCCCAACACACCTACGCTAAGTATGGTAATCTACCTGCTCTGGAACGTCAGTTCTGTCGAGAGTTCTTCGTAGATAATCTTCCTCTGGGCTCAACTATGGAACAGTTAGAGTCGGTTTGGTGTAAATGCCTCGAACGCCTCGAAGTTTTTCGTAGTACTCCTGTTTTTGACCAAATTGACATGCTACGGACCGTTCCCTCCCTTGGAAAGCCACGCCCCTGGCTTAATTTCACACCGACAATTGGCACCGCAAGACTTTTCACATTTGCTTCAATCAAGAAGACCTATGACTGGCTACGTGAGTACCAGCCCATTGGTAATGAGGAAGTAACAGATGTGTGCTTAGGAGATTTCGTAGCTGAGGTTGCCCCGTGTCTCTACTCCGCCGGATGGGACGATAGATCGATTGTTAAGGCTTCCCTCTCCTATGTAGACTATTTCAAGACTAAGATTGACATCGTGGCTCGCAACAGCGTCAAAAAGATGTTCGATCTTACACAAGAACGTGGATGGAGAGACGCGATTATTAAGCAGGCAGTATGTTGGTATCTAGACAAGTGGTGGGTACGCCAGCCCGTCAACTTTGTTCTTGGTTCGAAGAAAGCCCGTTCTGTTATCCGTTGGATCTTCTCTGAGAGTCCCACTCTCACGCAGCAACTTGTTGTTCAGGGAGCGCGTCTCCATGACGAGAAGCTGTTAGGAGGACATTGGTTCGTTCAAATAGTTAGACTCGCTGGTTTCGCCGCCATTGTCACCGGCGTTATGTGGACCATGAGAAAGCTTTTCTCCCAGCAGGACTCGAGAATCAGCTCAGAAGGCACTAAATTGCAGGTCAAGGTTGTTGAACCCGCGCAGCCTCTCGTTGAGACACCTGTTGTTGTCCAGGAAGTAGCTGCGCTTCGTGAGATTGGTCGAATGCCTGTCGTTCGTGGTGACGATAAGGTCAACCCTTGGGTGTGTGCCGAACGCGATGTGACGTCATCATCGTTCCTGCCTGGAAGATGTACAAATCTTTCACAGCTCGAGAAGAAGCTCGTTAACAACTTAGTGTGTGTTACTATCCATGGCATCTCCGAAGGGGGCCATTTTACAGTTCCAACGCGTGCCCTTGTTCTTGACTGTAACACCATTCTTATCAATGCTCATTCGCTTAAGGATGCCAAGAAGATGATCATTCATTTTGGTAGCACTAAGTTGGCTGGCGTCAGACCAGACGTCGAGATCACTTTATCTCCTGGCATGCTTAGAACTGATAAAAAGCGAGATTTGACATGGATTACCACTCTTGGGCTTCCGGCCGTCTTCAAGAACATTACCACAAGCTTTGTTAAGAAGGGCACCAATCTATCATTTGACGGCTACTACCTCATCAAGCAAACCAATGGCGAGCTTAAGAAGTTGAAGGCTGTTGCTCCTCGTTGGGCGAGACATATCATGGATTCTTCAGGCATCGATGTGGTTGGCATTCACACACGTCCTGAACAACCTACTCAAGCAGGTGATTGTGGTTCGATCCTTGTCATGGAGACGAAATGGGGACCTGCTATTGTGGGCATTCATTACGCGTGGTCACCTCAACAGCGCTTAGCATCTGCAACCCCGTTCTGGTTCGAAGACCACACAAGTACGAGTTCTGTTCAGTGTGGAGAACTAGATCTCGGTTTCGACCTTGTTCAAGATACTAAGCTCTTCACCGACTTCCATGAAACTGGCAAGATGATGGTTCACGGAGGCAACCCCGGCTTTCGTCCTCGCATGAAGGCCAACGGAGTTAAGTCCGAGATCGCGTCCTTTATTTTTGAGCACTCGCTCGAATACGGGATTAAATCGGAAGACAACCTCCACCGTCCAGTCATGACTGGTTGGGAACCCCCACAGATAGCTCTCAAGGAGTATCTTACTCCCACTCATTCCATCGATGAAGATTGTCTCAATGAGGTTGTTAATGATATGATCGAGCACTTCTCTGCGAATCTCACTATTGAGGACTGGGAGGACATCCATCCCGTAAACGTTGACGTTGCAGTGTGTGGCTATCCTGGTGTGCCTAACGTAGACGCACAGAAGGTCAGAACGTCAGGGGGTTTTGGTTACCCCGGCCCCAAGAAGCTATACATGGAGAGTCTAGGGAAGGTAGGAGCTTGGCAAGATTATCGGCGTTATAAGCATGAAGTTGAGGAGAAGATCAATGAATACTGGGAACTTTACAAGAAGGGCATCCGTTGCCACCCCATTGCCTCAGCGCAGTTGAAGGACGAGTTTGTTTCTTACAAGAAGCTGAAGGCTAAGAAAACACGTGTCTTCTTCATGTGCCAGCTCTGGTTCCTAACTCTGCTCAGAACCCAAACTCTAGGTTTAACCCGCGTCATGATTCGTCGTAGACTGCTCTTCGGCAACGCTGTCGGTCTCAACACGCATTCCGATGAATGGCATGCACTTTTCGAGCACATGAACGAACCCGAGGGTGAGAACTGGGTTGCTGGGGATTTCAAAGGCTTTGATAAGATTCTCTCGATCACCATCCTCAATGCAGTCAAAAAGGTTCTTCTCGCTCTTGCAGAACGTTCGGGAAACTACCGTCCAGAAGAGTTGTTGGCGTTTGAAGCAATGCTTGCGGACGTGGTCCATCCTACTGTGGATTTCTTTGGCACTGTCATCACTCTCCTCGGTGGTGAGATCTCAGGTCATCAGCTGACTACGATTTACAACTCAACGGCCAACGTTATCCTCCACTACTACGCCTTCAAGAAGACCTCATCCGGTAACTTCTGGGACCTGGTACGTATTTGCACTCTTGGGGACGATGTGTTCATCAAGGTTGACAGCTCTTGCCCAACGTACAATCATACTACCATTCAGGAGGTTTTCGGGAACATGGGCATTGAGTACACCATGGCTGACAAGGATTCAGAATCACGACCTTATATCGCCCTTGAAGAAGTCACTTTCCTCAAGCGGACGTTTGCTGACCATGAAGAGTTCCCTGTCAAAGTTGCTCCGTTGGACAAGGCGTCCCTCATCAAGATGTTGTGCTACAGCATTCCGTCAAACACCGAGAGCCCTGGAGCTCAGCTAGCCCAGGCGTGTGGTAGTGCTGTCAGTGAAGCCTTCTATCACGGACGAGGTTTCTTTGAATCCTTCAACCGAATGCTAACTGACGTACCAAAGTCTCTCTCCTTCAGTGAAGCGCTTATTCAATATCCGCTTCCAACATGGGACCAGCTTAGACAACGCTTTGTTGAAAGCAGTCCCTCATTAGGCCTTAGCACAGGTCACAGCCAAAAGTGCACTCCATCAGTTAGTTACTGTCTCGACGACTCAAGTCTGATCCAGTCAGAGAGAAGCGTGGAATCGATGGAGCATCTCACCATGGGGCGTTCCCCCGAAGTTGCTATTCAGCGAGGAGACCGGTTAGACTCCAAAAGCTCAGATAAGGTTAGTTGCGCTATGCCGCGCTTCCGACTCGAAAATCAATGGCACACCAAGAATTTTATGAAAGTAGAGAACGACTACTACAACGTTCCGTGCACTCCAGTCCGTAAACTGGATACCAACACAGCGAAGAAAGTGTGCACCTTGGCACAGTTCCGAGCAAAACAACGTAGGCGCTGGAAAGTAGACGCATGGGGCTCAACAGAGCTTCAATCCGAGAAGGTCTATGCCGGCTCTGACACCACGGGAAACAGTGATGTTCATTATCAACAGATGACGTTCGCAAATGAACCCCAAGGGGCAGTAGAGATCAACCAGGCTAAGGCTAATCCTGTTGCCAAAGAGAGCAAGCTTCCGCAAGAACTCGGTGAGTATCTTAGCCGCCCTCTGAAAATCTTCGATTATCAATGGGCTGAAAATGGCGCCGACGGACTCAAGACCACATATCGGCCATGGGGTCTCTACTTCTCCAATTTGAACATACAGAAAAAGTTGTTTGGGTTTTCTCTCCTCCGAGCGAACATGCGAATCAAGGTTCTGATCAATGGTAGTCCCTTCTACTACGGCTCCATGTGGCACTGCTACACGCCTCTCGTAGCTCGCACTGACACAGCCTATAGTGCGATCTCCAACATCACTCTAGTCGCTAGTTCACAGAAGCCAGGTGTATGGCTAAATCCTCAGAGCCTTTCAACTGCCGAGATGACTTTGCCGTTCCTCTGGCCCTACCCGTACATCGACATTCAGTCCCAACAGACTATGAATGATTTGGGTAAAGTTGAGCTCTTCCAGTACGCACCTCTTTTGAGTGCAAACGGAACCAACGCACAGAATCTTGATATCGCTGTGTACGCGTGGCTCGAGGACGTTGAGTTGTCTGGACCTAGTGACCAGGCTATTCTCCAATCTGAGCGTGTACCCGCTCCGGTTCAAGCCTCAGCAGAAGCTAAAGAGTATCGCGATAGTCCGCAGATTTCTGAGATAGCTTCTGGTGTAGCAGAGGTAGCGGGAGCCCTTTCGTGGGTTCCTGGCATTGGACCTTACGCCATGGCGACTGCGGAAATGGCAACCGCTGCTGGTGAGGTAGCAAGCGCGTTTGGATATACGAATGTTCCCAATGTCTCGGATGTGGGTCCTGTCAAGATAATGCCGTTCCAGATGGCGTCATCATCGATTAGTGAGCCCGTCAACAAGCTCTCTTTGCAACCGAAGCAGGAGACGTGTCTTGGGTCATCCCAGTTTGGTGGACGTGAGGAAGATGAGCTCGCCATTAGCAATTTTGTGCAGCGTGAATCGTACATGACAGCCATCGACTGGCCCGTATCGGGTGCTACGGCTCCTATCGGCTCGAGTCTCTTCACATGGGCAGTGTCTCCCTTGTCGTTTACCCGTTATACAGCTGCATCACCGAATGAAGTGGCTCACACACCAATGTCATATTTGTCACAAATGTTTCAGTGGTGGAGAGGTGATATCATCGTACGCGTCAAGGTTATCAAGTCCAAGTACCATCGTGGACGACTCGCACTTTCGTGGGACCGCGCGGCAAATGATCTTAGTGAAGGCGCTGTCCTTGGCAACCCTAACAGTCTTACTGTTATTGCTGATTTGGACGAAACTGATGAAGTAGAAATGCGTATACCTTATATGCAGCAACAGCAATTCCTCGAGACATATGCGGCCCTTACTATCCCTGGATCGGACCCATACTCCACATCGGCGACCCCCACTGGATCATGGAGCAAGGTCAATGGAGTCTTCAACATTCGAGTTATGAATCGACTTTCAGCTCCTGAACCCACATCAACAGTTCGTTTGCAAATCTTTGTGAGAGGAGCCGAGAACCTCGATTTTGCCGGCCCGTTGGATTGGTCCACAATAACCTCATCGGACATCACAGGACCCTCACGTAACCTTTCCTCGATATTGCAGTCGGAGAAAACGTATGACCTCGGAGTCGGCTCCACTGATGCTGGGGAGGTGTACCAGGAGGTCTTTGGTGAGAAGATTGTGTCACTACGTGAGCTATTACATCGTTCGAGTCTTGCCATTTCGGTGCCCTTCACCACTCAGGGTGCCTCCTCAGCGTCTTTGTCTCGTCTGGAGATCCCTTTGAAGCGATTGCCTCCTCCCACAGGTTGTTATAACAATGGCTGGAGCTCAGCTACCGTTAATAGCGTAGCTTCACAACGCGTCAACTTTTCAAAGTTCCACCCACTGTGGGTCGTCGCTATGTGTTTTGTTGGTTTCAAGGGATCTACAAATGTCACTGTTAACGTTGATGGCACGGAGCGCGTGTACCCAACGTTGTCGATTGGGAGAACTCAGCAAGGATCCTCACTTTCTGCTACTAACCGGCGCCCACGAGTTAAGACGTATCCAGCGACAGACAGTGAGTCGCTCAAATCTCGCAATTACTCTTTGCTTGACTCTGGTGCATCAGGTTTCGCGATAACCAACACACGCACGAACACGGGTATGGTTGCCAACCTACCCTTCTACTCGGCTTCGGGTTTCCATGTTGTTGATCCTGATGGATACTACAACAACCAGGATGATGTCACGACAGCCAATTCCGATTGGTGGCTGGTCACTGCTCACTGCACTACCTCGTCAACGTCAGATCTCGACAATACAGTTGCGAATCTGTATTATTGTTCAGGTCCAGACTTTAACACGGTATTCTTTATCAACGTGCCAGTGTTATCTCGATGTCCCGTGACACTTCCTTAAAATCCTCACTTTGGAGGTTCCTCATCTGTAGAGGAGTTTTATACAGACAGCCCTGCGAAAGAAGCAGCCCTATGATACGGCCATAGGGGGTCCATACGGACAGGAGACGTACTAGATGTAAGTTTTACGCTTGCCACGACTAGTACGTCGTGGCTGGAAAGGCGTAAAGTTTATGTTCAGTGCGTTAGCACGAATTCCCA